AAAAGAAAGATTTAGAAAATCAGTTGAAGCAAGTTATCTTGGAACTGGTGTTAAAAGGAGTGGTTTCTAAAGGAGTAATATATGCCAGAACATTATTTTAGACATTTTCCTACGATTGATTTTGACCTCAAGAATGATGGTAATTTAATCAAGGCAAAGGATATATTTCGTAATATCAGAGTATCAGATGATGCAGATGATGGTATTACAGGGTATGAATATTATTATGTAGAAGACCAAGATAGACCAGATGTAACTGCAACTAAACTGTATGGAGATGCAACTTTATATTGGTTATTCTGGATGGTTAACTCACATCTTGCAGTACATAGTGATTGGCCCAAATCACAGAGAGTATTAGAACGATTTATTGCAAGAAAATATAGTGGTAAAGCACTAGTCAGCAACCAGCAGTCGGATATCGTATCCAATTCGGACTCGAAATTTTTACAGGGAGAAAAGGTAGTAGGTTCTACCAGTTCGGCATTTGGGTTCGTCACTAAGATAGACCCAACCAATAATCAGATTATATTAAACGATATACAAGGTAGTTTCCAAATAGGAGAAGTAGTCACAGGGTCGAACAGCTCGAAGAGTTTCACTATTATTTCGGTCAGAAATTTTTCAGACTCACCTCACCATTACGAGGACTCAGAGGGTAATAAAACTACCATAAGTACAGGTAATACACCAGTATCTAACTTCGACTTCGAGCAAAAATTTAATGATGATAAGAGAGAGATTAGATATATTAAACCTCATTTCGTCTCACAATTACTCAGAGAATTTAAATCATTCATAGGTTCTTAATATGGCACAAGCAATAGGTAATAATTCACCTAATTCTTATAGGTTAGTCGGTGCAGTTATTAGTAATAATGAGGGTAATCAGTTAGATGTAAGTAATCTTGTAGACTCATTTGAATTAACTGAGAGTATATATCAGATGTTTCTTACAGGTTCTATGACTTTATTTGATAATAATAATTTATTTAATCGAATAAATTTCACTGGACAAGAGTATTTAAGACTGCATTTCCATGGTGTAGAGGGTATGGAAGAAGACCCACCAGATGATGAACAAATAAATCAAGTATTTCGTATATTTAATGTTGCAAATTACCTTAGAGATACCGACCAAAACCTCTCAAATGTAGTATATAAATTAGATTTTTGTAGTCCTTTGATGTATGAGGCAAGAACTAAGAGAATATCTAGAGTATATAGAGGAAAGACTGGAGATATATTAAATAAAATATGTAAGGAAGAATTAAATTTTGTTGAGACCGAAAGTGATGTGAAACCGCGTGTGAAGGGGGGGCAGGAACTCGGTAACTTCTTCTCTGTATTCGATGCAGATGTAGGGGATGCAAGAGGGTTCGTATGTCCTAACTGGACTGTACATCACACCTTAGAGTGGCTGAGAGACCACACCAGAGACGAGACCAACCAACCATATGGAAACTCTTACTACTTCTATCAGACTGCATTAGATGGGTTTAGGTTCTGTAATATAGATACCATGCAGAATATAGTCTATCTGGATGGTGCAGTTGCATTTAGTCCTAGGGATGGGAGTATGGTGATGTCTGAGAACTATGACTTCGAGGGTGGTGTAGGAAACGACATTCTATCCTACAACAAACAGAACCTATATGATACTCTAGAAGGTAACCAGAGCGGCTTATATGCAGGCACAGTGCATTCCTATGACACAGTAACCAAAACCATTACAGTTATCCCTAGTCAGTTTACACAACAGTTTGAGATGGATGGTGGGAACTATAAGAAAGGTCTTGCAGTATCCCCTTCCTTTAGACTAGGTGCAGAGAATATAAGAGTACCATCAGAGAGTGTAGATTCAGCAGATGAATTACCTATAGCTCCAGTTGCAATTAATGGAGACCCTATCACAGAGAGATTCGGAGCTTCTGTAGAGTTTGATTATAGTGTACCCTTTACCTTTAGTAATAAAGCTGAGGATATAGGGAACAGTATAACAAGTGGTGGTAGTGTTGTCAAGTATAATAGAGATAGAGTAGAGAAGTTATACGAATTAAATAGAATAAATGTTCAGATATCTGGGAGAACTAATATAAGTGCAGGCATGGTGATTCATGTAGATATACCACAACCCACAGCAGTAGGTGGAGAGAGAGATGAACTACAACATAATGGTAAGTTGTTAGTAGAGAGTATTACATGGAAGGGAGATAGAAGTGGACTCGAAGTACAACTCTCATGCACCACTGATGGACACCAAGTCAATCCAGATACCTTCGAAGGCATGGACTTGGATTCTCAATACTAAAAGGACAGTGTTTTGGGACTCCTAAACTATTTTTGGCTGGGCATTGCTACCCCCATTAAAGTCTTGGGCAGTAATGGGACTCCTAGGTTTTATCTGGGACTCCTATAAATAATAACTAATAGGGAGATTATATGTTAAAAGATATACTAGAAACTCACAGAGAAATGATGTATGAATTTATGGAAGTTGCTGGAGTTGATGATTATGGATTAGCATGGATTTGTTTTTTAAAAGGTGTTGCATTTACATCTTTTATTGTTTGGATATTCTAATGAGTTGGGAAATGAAAGGTATAAGATGTTTTTTAAATAGTAAGATACACAATGCAGTCTGCACTAACATTGATGTAGACTATGAGGGTTCTATTCTCATAGACGAAGACTGGATGGATGAGGTGGGACTCCTAACTCATGAACAGGTAGATGTATATAATAAGACAAATGGTAATAGACATACTACATATGTTCTACCATTACCTAGAGGTTCAAACCGAGTTGAAGTAAATGGTGCAGGGGCACACCTTACCGATGTGGGAGACGAATTAATTATTTGTTCTTACATTCTTTTAGATACTAATCTAGAAGTGTTACCATTACGACATGAACCGAAGATTAAAATAATAGAGAATAATTAAATGGCAAAGTTTACAGGATTAAAAAATAACTTTTATACAGGTGTAGTTGAAGACCGAAATGACCCACTAAGTGTTGGTCGTGTTCGTGTGAGAATATATGGTTTACATACCGATGATAAGTCTCTCATTGCAAGTTCCGATTTACCTTGGAGTGATGTCCTTATGCCGACCACTGCACCAGCACTTTCTGGATTAGGTATGTCTCCACATGGTTTAGTAGAAGGTTCTACTGTTATGGGATTTTTCCGAGACGAACACGATATGCAAGACTTTGTAGTTATTGGTAGTCTCTTTGGGTTTCCATCTAAGGACTACCGAATTAATTTAAGTAACGATGGTAGTAGTACTGTAAAAGAAAGAAAGGCTGAGTTTGGATTTAATGACCCTCGTTTACCAGAGAAACTAGAAGATAACTTTGGGCCCGATATAATCAGTGGTTCATCCGATGCAACTTATAGTGGTACAAGTGAAGGTACTGATTCCGATAGTGGTAAGAACTGGACTCTACTAGGTAATCTAGATAATGCACCTCTTGGCAGACCGACCTCTTTAGAAGTTTCGACCACCAAAACTGGTACATTTAATCTTACTGGAGACCCTATTGTCGATGGTAAAGGTGTCAAAATAAACAATGCAGAACGAGGGATTAATTATCCTAGGGACTCCTACACTAAAGATTCTCTTTCAGATGTAAATCAAAATGCAATCACAGGTGGTAGTTCAGTTTATCCTAACGATTTAATATTAAAACACCAAGGTAATACAGTCAAAGAAGATTATGACAGAGGACTTGCACCGAAGTATCCATATAATCATATGATAGAAAGTGAGGCTGGTCATGTCCTAGAGATGGATGATACACCTAATCACGAAAGACTACATTTATATCATAGGTCTGGAAGTCGTATAGAGTTTATGCCTAAAGGTGATGCAGTCATGAAGGTCATGAATAATTCCTATGAGGTAATATTAAAAGATAAAAAAATATTAATCGCTGGGAGTGCAGATATAGAACTTGCAAATGGTGATTATAATTTAATTACTAAAAAAGGTACAACCGAAGATGGTGGTAATGTTTTTATTACATGTGATTCTGATATTAATCTTACAGCCACAGGTGCAATTAAATTAAAAGGAAATGTATCAGTCAATGGTACTGCATACGATTAATGCCAGAAGAAACTACAGTAGAAAAAATACCATGTCCGAAAGTAATTACACCTACTGCTGACGACCTAGAAAAAATAATAATTTTTATTGGTAACAAATATGGTTGGGAATATATTGAACCTCTCAACGAAATATTAGGTGCATTCCCATTGTCTCATGCTTGGGATGGTATTACTTTAGATATACCAGAATTAGAATGGGAAAATAAAATACAAGCAATCATCGAAGAATTTAAAATGTATCCGATGGTTAAAATTGCAGAGACCCTAGCAAAGTTAGTCCCTATAGATTTAGTTATAATAGAACCTATTACAGGTATTGAAGTAGATGTAATTAAATTATTTGAAGACCCAGATTATAAAGCAAAACTCTTAACAGAATTCCAAGAAGCTGGTGATGAAATAATAGACTTACTTGTTCCAGATTTTGTTTTAGAAAACTGGGATGGTACAGATGGTATCGATGTACCAGCAATTAAGATGAGTAAAGCATGGAAAGAGTTTATAAAGAAAGTAAAAGAACTTCTCAAAGGAAATATCTTTGAAGCATTTGAACCTTTATTTGACAATGCAGCTGTAAAGGCAGTAAAAGAAGTATTAGAATTATTACCAGAACCAATACCAACAATACTTAATATATTAATTGACTTACCTAAGATGGTTGCAAATGGTGGTAAACTAGAGTTTGATACCGATGAGTTCCTTATGAAGTTGAAAAAAGAATTTAAAGAAGCAGGTAAAGATTTCCAAGAAGAATTACTTGCAATGCCTATACCAGTAGTGTCAGAGATTGCTAGTGAGGCTGAAGTATTAGGTCTTGAGTTACCAGAGACACTAGGTGATTTAATTAATCTAGAGGACATAGGTGAGTTTAAGAAAATAGATTTTCCAAACTGGAATATAGATAAGTTGGGAGATAGACTTAAAGCATTTATAGAAAACTTACCTCAAATGTTACTTGAAGCATGTTTAGAAAAACTTGAAAAGATAGCAAAGTTTTTTATACCAGCAGATATACCCATACCATTTGATTTATGTGCATTCCTACAAGTAATTGGTTTCCCAAAAGAGATATCGATTGACAATCTAGTGGGAGAAGGTGCATAAATAATAGTATGAGTCAAGTTTATGGAAAAAATCAAAACAAAGTAACTGCAAGAAGATGGTATACTGATATGGATTTGAATATCACACCACATCCTTCTAGTGGAGACTTAATTCTTAAGTACGATAAGGATGCAGTTAAAAGGTCAATAAGAAATATTATGTTGACCAACGATTATGAAAGACCATTCAGACCAGGCTTTGGTGCAAACCTTAGAGCTCTATTATTTGAACTTGCAGATGATATTACTAAATTTGAAATAAGAAAACAAATTACAGAAGCAATAGAAGCTTTTGAACCTAGAGTTATGATTGATGAGATATATTTAAATCAAGATAGGAATAATAGAATGTATGTCAACCTTCATTATGGAATTAGAGGTGTGGAAGAGGCACAGGAATTAGAAATTATACTAGAGAGAGTACGATAATGGCAGTTAAAAGTTCACAAATTAATATCACCGATTTAGACTTCGATGATATTTCAAAAAATTTAAAAGAATATCTTAAGGGTCAACAAACTCTTAAAGACTATAACTTTGAAGGAAGTAATATCAGTTTACTTATAGACCTTCTTGCATATAGTTCACATGTATCAGCATTCAATGCAAATATGGTTGCATCTGAATTGTTTTTAGACACTGCACAAATAAGAAAGAATGTAGTTTCTCGTGCAAAAGAAATTGGATATACTCCGACTAGTGCAACTTCATCAATGGCCACTATAGACATGCAAGTAAACAATCCTATCATTGGTGGTGCAGTACCTACATCTCTTACACTTAATAGAGGTCATAAATTTAATACAGTATTTGATGGATTTAATTTTCCATTTGTATTACTAGAATCAAAAACAATATCACCATTGAATGGTGTTTATAAATTTGAAGGACTTGAAATATATCAAGGAATAATGAACTCAGATATATTCTTATACAATGGTCAAGTACAAAATCAAAGATTCCCATTGACAGAAGAAGGTGTAGACACAACTAGTATTACAGTTACTATAGAATCAACAGGTGGTTCAAGTTCTGCATGGACACAATCTACAGATATTAGTTCTTTAGATTCTACAAGTAAAGTATGGTATATACAAGAAAATGATTTAGGACAATTTGAAGTTTACTTTGGTGATGGTGTAATTAGTGCAGAACCTTTAGATGGAGATAAAATTACAGTCTCATATCTTGTAACAAATGAAGACCATATAAATGGTGCAAAAGTATTTACCATGACAGATTCAATTGCAAATAATACAGATGTTACAATAACAAATGTAACACAATCTTCTGGTGGTAAAGAAAAAGAATCAATAGACTCAATTAAATTTGCAGCTTCTAAATTCTATACCTCACAAAATAGACTAGTAACAGTAGACGATTACAAATCTAAACTACAAACTTTATACCCAGGCGCAGATTCTATATCTGTTTGGGGTGGAGAAGATAACAATCCACCACAATATGGAAAGATATTCATTGCAATAAAACCTGGCCAAAATGTAAATAAATTAACAAGTTCTGAAAAAGTTATCCTAAGAGACAAAATGAAATCACTAAATATGTTAACAGTCAGACCACAAATAGTTGATGCTGATATTATTGATATTGTAGTTAACACTAACTTCAAATACAACCCTCGTGCAACAACTAAAACTGTATCTGAACTAGAAACACTTGTTAGGGCTGCAATTGTAACACACGACAGTACCTATCTAAGTGGGTTTGATAGTATTTTTAGGCACTCAGTTCTAGCAACAGACATAGACAGTGCAGAATCTTCGATTCTTTCGAACACTACAACTGTCAAGCTTCGTAAAACAATCTCACCTACACTGAGTGAGAGTAAAGGTTACACTGTAGAATTTGGCAGTGGTAACTCTTTCTACAATCCACATACAGGACACAACAAAAAGAATGGTGGTATATTAACAACCACAGGATTTATAGTATCTGGTGATACCCAAACTTGTTTCTTTGACGATGATGGAGAGGGAAATCTTCGAAGATATTCTATGGTTGGTTCAACAAGAGTTTATAGTGATAATCAAGCAGGAACAGTTGATTACACAAATGGTAAAATAACAGTTAATGGTATTAATATAATTTCAACAAGTAATACCGATGGAACAATTCACTTTACAGTGATTCCAAATTCATATGATGCAGTTGCATTTAGAAGTAACCTTCTAGATATTAACACATCATTGATAAGTGTGACTGGTGCAACAGACACCATCGCATCTGGTGATACGAGTGCTGGGGTGGGATATACATCCTCATCTAGTTACTCCTAAACTATGATTCATGTGTATGCATGAAGTAATATTCCCACATGGTGTGGGTTTTTAAAATGCTAAATTAGAGAGGAAACTTAAAATGGCAGATAAAAAAGTAACGGCCTTATCAGACCTTGGTACAGGCATAGCAGGTGAAGACTTGCTTCATGTTATTGACGACCCTTCTGGTACTCCAGTAAACAAAAAGGTT